GTGTGTAAGCAATCCCGCTTACATACATCGTAAGTATTTCCGAAATTAGATTAGTAAATCTTTTTAAGCCTCTTGACGAGGCTTTTTTTTCATCTATACTGAATACATTGTTAGGAGAGTAATATGAATATAGAGAAGAACATAGAGATTCCAAAGCGTAGTGAGCCTGTATTGATACCTTACGAGGCTTTAGAGATTGGCGATAGCTTTCTAGCGGTTAATGCCAAGTTGCAAGTAGTATGTAATCGGAACTGGAAGTGGGGTAAGAAGCTGGGTAGGAAGTTTATTGCTCGGCAGGTAGATGGTGGTATCCGTGTATGGCGGACTGAATAATGTCAGTATCTAAGCTCTATGCTGAGAGAGTTAGGCGCATGGATGTAGCCGCTTTGAGGAACGAGGTAGAAAGGCTGTATGCTGCTTCTAAAAACTTATTAGAGCAAGTTGAGGAATTTAGGAGAACCCTTGAAAGACGAGTTGAGGTTACTGCGCTTGCGGAAAGAGTTGAAGGAAGCGATGCAAGAGGCAATATGTTGCAGAACCAACGGTCAGAAGCGGGTTTTGGCTGCGAAGTGGAAAGCTAAGTTTAGTAAAGAAAAGTATGATGAGTTCATTCGGATTGCTAAGGACAGGGAAGCCAGACTTAGGATTGCGGAATGGGACTTGGATGACTTTGACAACCATAGGAAGAAGCCGTGGAGTTCAATTTAAAACAGTTTTACAAGTTCTGCTCGGAACTCAAGATAGAGACCAAAGAGCTGGGCTTGAAGAAGATGGACGTTCTATTGGGGACGCAGACCTATGTGATGGACGAAATAGCAAAGGGTCTCAGTGAAGGCATCCATCACTTTACGATTCTTAAAGGGCGACAGCTGGGGATTACCACCATATCGCTTGCGCTTGACCTTTATTGGCACTTCCTCAACCCGGGGCTGCAAGGAACTCTTGTTACTGATACAGAAGAAAACAGAGATATGTTCAGGTCAACCCTTGCCATGTATATGGAAGGCTTACCAAAAGAATACAGAATCCCATTACTCGCTCACAACAGAAATCAGCTTTCACTCAAAAATAGAAGTCGTCTCTTTTATCAAGTGGCTGGACTTAGAGCGAAAGGCTCTCTCGGTAGGGGTAAAGCTATCACCTATCTACACGGAACAGAAACAAGCTCTTGGGGCGACGAAGAAGGTCTTGCCTCCCTCTTGGCATCCCTAGCCGAAACCAACCCCATGCGTATGTATATCTTTGAATCTACTGCCCGTGGGTTCAATATGTTCCATGATATGTACGTTACGTCTAAAAGAGCTAAGACTCAACGACATATCTTTTGTGGCTGGTGGCGAAATCAATTCTATTCAGCAGACCCTAACAGCGATGTGTATAAAGTTTACTGGGATGGCAAACTTAATGCCGAAGAAAAAGAATGGACTAAAGAAATTAAGAAGTTATATAACGTAGAGATTAACTCTCGTCAAATAGCTTGGTGGCGTTGGAAGATGCACGAAGGTATCAAGGATGAAGGCTTGATGTACCAAGAGTTTCCTCCTACAGAGGACTATGCTTTTGTGATGACGGGTACATCGTTCTTCTCTACAAGCCGTTGCACGGAGGCAGCTAAAGATGCGAAGAAAAACCCACCGGACTTTTACAGATTTTCTATGGGGGCAAATTTTGAAGATACCACTCTCCTCAAATCTACAGAGCGTTTGGCGACTCTCCAAATCTGGGAGGAACCAGTTGATACGGCTTATTACGTTATTGGTGCTGACCCTGCCTATGGTTCTTCTGATTGGGCTGATAGATTTTGCATACAGGTCTATCGTTGCTATGCTGACGGCTTGGACCAAGTTGCGGAGTTTGCTACATCGGAAATGAACACCTATCAGTTTGCTTGGGTTATCTGCTACCTAGCCGGTGCGTATAAGAACTCAACCCTTAACCTAGAAGTCAATGGTCCGGGTCAGGCAGTGATTAACGAAATGCGTAACTTAAAACGTTATGCAACGTCTCTAGGCGACCAACGAGGTAAAGACCTATACGCAGTATTAGCTCATATGCAAAATTACATCTGGAGGCGAAATGACAGCCTTGGTGGGTATTCCAATGCAATGGGCTGGGTAACAACTTCATCGTCTAAAGAACGGATGCTGTCTTACATGAAAGACTTTTTTGAACGAGGCATGATGAACATACGTTCTATGGATTGCCTAGAAGAAATGAAGTCAGTGGTTCGTGAAGGGGGAACTATTGCAGCAATGGGTAGAAATAAAGATGACCGAGTGATTGCTTCTGCTTTAGCAACAGCCGCCTTTGCAGAACAGGTGCAACCACGCTTAATTCAAAATAGAATTACCAGAGCGACTAACAAGCCAATGGACAACCTAGAGCCAGACCAGATTGCCGTAGGAAAGAATGTCTCTAATTACCTTAAAAGGATAGGAATGTATGGAGCTTAGTAAGTTTCAAAAATATAACGACTTTGCTAAACAATCTATCTATTCAGAGATGGAAGAAGGCAACTTTCATAACAACTTGATTGAATACGTTGCCATACGTTATTTAAGCAACTTAGATAAAGACCTTAAAATCCTAGACGCAGGATGCGGACCCGGTGTATTTATAGACCATGCTAAGAAGTTAGGATTCACTAACATTATTGGTGTCACGATGGGTGAGGAAGATTTAGAGGCTTGCCGTCAAAAAGGTCACATTGTGATTGAGTCAGACATATCCGATATTCCTTTGGATAATGACAGCCAAGAGATTATTTGGTGTCGTCATGCTCTTGAGCATAGCCCTTATCCTTTATTTACTTTGTTGGAATACAACCGTTTGTTAAAGATGCACGGCTTTCTTTACATTGAAGTGCCGGCTCCCGATACAGACAGAAATCATGAGTGGACTCCTAATCACTTTAGCATCATGGGTTCAACCATGTGGCAATCATTGTTTAAGCAGACTGGTTTTACAGTAGAAGTCCATGAGGTGATAGAGATGCCTTTGACTGATAAAAACCATGTTCAATTTCACGAAAAGTTCTTTACATATGTTCTTAGGAAAACAGAAAGCAAAGGTCAGAACTAAAGCCCAATTATTACGGGAAATGCTGCGCTTTCTTAAAGATGAAAAGCGTGGCATCAGTATTGCTTTGTTTGCCGATATGTGCGGCTATTCTTACAGACACTTACGAGATGTGTTCTGGTATCACACAGCACCATTGACTGAGACCATGCAAATTAGAGTCAGTCGAGTCCTTGATGATTACATTGCAGGAAATATCCGTGTGATGCAAAAATATGACGGTACTCGCTATGCCGAATACCGAACTGAATCTAAACCTGTTGCTAGACGTGAGTATGCACTCACTCTCAAAGATGGCAAGATAGCTTTAAAGATTGGTTTGAAGGCAAAGGGTGATTACACGTCACCACATTTAGATGAACTGTTAGACAAGTAAAGGGGAAAATCATGGCAGTAATGAACGACTACAAATGCGACGTACACGGTTATTTTGAAGCTAGAGAGCCTAAATGCCCTCATGGATGCGATACCGTGCAGTTAGTATTTTTACAACCAGTGGGTTATAAATCAGACCGTACCAAGGGTGCCGATAAAACCATGAGTCAATTGGCTATGGATTTTGGCATGACAGATATAAAATCAGTCAAGCAAGGTGAAGCACAGCCTAAACGCTTTGAGGACACACGTAAAAAGCTAGAAAACATGACAAACGAAATACAAGGCAAGCAACAACAACAAAATCCTTTTGCAGTGCAATGGCAAAAGCCAAGCGCTATTTCTGGATACAATACTCGTTCAATTAATGGCGAAAATGTTAATGGCTTGTCAGCAGTCAAATCTAGTGCTAACCTAAGTGGACCTAGGACTGCAAGTTATATTGCAGACCATCAAAATTTACAGATTGATAAGGGCGCTAAGTGAGAATCCCAAAGGACCCAGTTCAGAGAGAATTGTTTTACCTAGACATTGCTAACAAGTGTTTAGTTACTAGAGACATCAGAAAGTCAGACTATTCTGCTCTTAGAAGCTATTTTTTATTTGGCTGCGGTCCAGAAGAACCACCAGCTCACTTCAATAAAATCTATCCACACATTGACCAGTTAACTTCTTTCCTTTATTCAGCAGAGACAACACGCTTCTCTATTGACTTAGGAGCCTCTGTCAATGAATTAGAGCAAGGGAAAACACCTACACTAACCCGTGCATTGAATGATGAGTGGTTAAATTCCAATGCAGACCAAAACTTTAGTATGGCTTTGACATGGGCGCTTGTATTTAACAGCGCCTTTATCAAACTAACTTACCGTAATGGTATTCAGCCATACATGGTAGAGCCAGCTGCTATGGGTGTATTACGTGAAGATACACCGGGCTTGGATAGACAAGAAGCCATTATTCAGACTTATTACATCACTAAATCAGAGCTTTTTAACCGTTTATACAGCCATCCAAGACGTGATGAGCTAGTTAAACGTGTTACAGCGACTCAGCATCAACGCACAGATATTCCTGAACCTATTGACCGTATTATTACAACGTCTGTAACGCCTACTATCTACGGTAACATCAATTTAGACTTGTCAGGCTACAACAAATACAAGCCACAGGTAGCAGAAGATACTGTAGAGATGCGTGAGCTATGGTTATGGAACGATGAGGAAGAAGATTACCAAGTAGTGACAATGGCTGACCCAGATGTGATTATTTATGACCGTCCGGGTTCTACTGTGTTTATTAAAGGCGAATTACCGTTCGTACAGATATGTCCTAACCCTCAATTTGATTATTTCTGGGGGCAATCAGAAGTTCAGAAGCTAGTGTATCTACAAGAGATGCGTAATAAGCGTATGAGTGAGATACTAGACTTGTTATCTAAACAAGTTTAACCTCCTACGGCGCTTATTGGCTTTACAGGTATCTTAGATGAAAAGAACTTTGCACTTAACAGAGCTGCTGGACTACTCGCAACAGATAGCCCCAACGCTAAAGTGGAGCAACTCGCCCCATCCATACCTAACGATTCTTTTAGGGAAATCGCTGAAATTGATGCTATGTTCGCCGAGGTTTCCGGCATTTCTTCTGTTCTACAGGGACGAGGAGAATCTGGGGTTCGGTCTGCTGGACACGCATCTCAACTTGCCCGTTTGGGTTCATCCAGAGCCAAAAAACGTGCATTGATTGTTGAGGATAGCTTAGAGAAAGTAGCAACGCTTTATCTCAAGATGATGCAAGCCTATGACCCTACACACTACAAAGATGTTGGCGGTAATAAGTTTATTGCAGAACAATTCACTAGAGACTTTATGGTAAAGGTAGATGCTCACTCTAATAGCCCTATCTTTACAGAAGATTTACGAACACTTGCATTTAATTTATTTAAGGCGCAAGCTATTGATAAAGAGTCGTTGCTTGACTTGTTAGAACCTCCGATGAAACAATTGCTCAAAGAGAAATTGAAAGTGATGGAGAAGAAGCAACAAGAAGCTGCGGCGGCTCCAGCACAAACACCACCACCAGCCCCCAAGACTGGCGGTAAACCAGATTTAAAAATAGCGGAGTAAGCATGGCTGCACCAGTAGACGGATTAGCTAGAACATCAGGTCCTCAAGACCAACCAAGACGTGCTGCATCATCCTTGCGTTCTGAGGGTGGAGGTCCTACACTTAGCCGTACTCGCTCTATTAAGCAACAACAATTTTCAAACACGGCAAAAAGAAATTACCGTGATTACTCTAGGAGTTAAAAATGTATACACGCAAAATGAAACGTTCAGCACGTAAATCACGTCGTTAATAAGTTTTCTTCACGGAGAAAAAAAGGGTGTGGCTGCTTTCCCTTTAAATAAGTGACCGCTTTTTTAGGAGGTGTCCATCATGGCACGCAAAGCTCGTAAAGCTCGTAAAGCACGTCGTTAATTGACGACCCTACGGGGGAGGGGAAAATCCCCCAACTGTTTGACAGAAAATTTTTTTTGTTGAAGAATGAAGTAAGTATTTACTTAGAGGTTAATATGGCAGTAGCCCAAGAAAAATTAATGGAGTTGATGCAAGCTGGTCAAGCCCCTAAAGGCGGTATGGGAGCGTCAAGTCCAACACCATTAGCACCTGAGACAGCAGGTATGTCAGACACTAGTGCGCCTCCAATGGCTTCACCTATGTCTACACCAGAACCTAAGATGGGTTCAAAAGAAGGTGCAATGATTAACGTACAAATGGCTTTAGACTTGCTAGAACAGTCTTTACCAGCTCTCGGTAGTGAGAGCCAAGAAGGTCAAGGCATTATGCAAGCAATTAGCCGTCTTACTCGTCTGTTTGGCAAGCGTGAGTCTAAAACTAGAGAACTCATCCCTGCCGAAATTATGCAGATGATTCAAAGTTTGCCTCAAGCTGGCGGAGCAACACCCGAACAGCGAGTAGCAGCAACAGCGCCGGTTCCCGGCACAACTCAACCCCCAATTGCAATGTAAGGAGCAATCATGGATTTATTTAAACCAAGAGGCGCTGCTGCACCTCGTCGTCCAACCGACAACAAGCAGCAAAATGGTCAGATTACCAATACACCTCGTTTTAGCCAGTTTGGTGGCTTAGACGCTGGTTCTAAGATTGGTAAGAAAAACCAATACGCTATTGTCCCACCGGGCGATGGCAAAAAGGTTATTTAATTTTTTTAAAGGGGAAGCATCATGTCATTAGAAGATTTAAGCCTAGAAGCCAGAGATGAGTTGGCAATGTTAGCTAAGAAATTAGCTGATAGCCCAGCTACTCGTAAAGAGTTTTTGAAATTAACTAAACAAGTTAATCCAGACCTTCCTATTCCTGAATTGGAAATGGAAGAACGTGCTAACAACGTTTTCCAACAAGCGAACCAAAGAGTAGAATCTTTAGAAGCGCAGTTACGTGAGCGTGATGCACGAGATGAACTTGAGAAGCGCCGTCAAGCATTGATGGACAAAGGGTTAGTTAAGTCTAAAGATGATGTTGCGGAAGTGGAAAAAATTATGCTTGAAAAAGGCATGACTAACCATGAATCGGCTGCTGAATATTGGCAGTGGATGAAACAGGCGGCAGAACCTACACCAAGTGGTTATAACCCTCAAGTTATGAACAAGTGGGATTTGTCAAAATTTATGAAAAATCCAGTCGGTGCGGCTAGAGACGAAGCATCAAAAGCTCTTAATGAGTTGCGTCGCCCTAACCGTCCAATTGGTTTGTAATTTTTTTAAGGAGAGTCAGAAATGGCAATCGGTGGCGGTATAGTCCCAGCAACGGGTTCAAGTCAGTTTAATGAACTGACCTACGTAACCCGTAGAGCCTTCATCCCTAAGATGGTGGTTCAACTTTATAACTCTACACCTTTAATGGCAGCTTTATTGGCTAACAGTCAACAGGCTACAGGCGGTGTATCTTCTGTAACAGTTCCAGTTCAAGGCGCTCAATTTGTAAACGCACAATGGTCTGACTACTCTGGTTCATTTGCACAACCAGCAGTTCAGCAAGGTGCTTACAATGCTGAGTTTGACCTCAAGCTAATGATTGCTCCAGTTCCATTCCTAGGTATGGAAGGTGCAGTTCAACAAGACCACGCAATCATCCCATTGATTGAAGCTCGTATGAACGATGCTACTAACGTGATGATGGATGCAATGGCTTACAGCTTGTATAACAACACAACTGACACACAACAATTTACTGGTTTGCCAGCAGCTGTTTCAGCATCTGGTACATACGGTAACATTGACCGTTCTACTTATAGCTGGTGGCAGTCTAAGGCTTATGCAGCAGGTTCTGTAAACCCAACACGTCAAAACGTTCTACAATACATCTCTGGTACTGTTAAGAACGGCGCAGAAGTTCCAACATTCGGCGTTTGCGGTTTCGGTACATGGACATTGTTAGCACAAGATTACGTTGGTCAAGAGCAATATGTAATCACTCCGGGTACTGGTTTTGATAACACAACAGACGGTCCTCAAGCAGCTTTCCGTGCTTTGATGGTAGCTGGTGTACCTATCTACTTGTCATTGTATGTTCATGAGCAAGGTTCATTCGTGTTTACAGGTTTTGAGTCAACTCTACCTAACTGGCAGATTGGTTATGTAGGCGCTGTATTGACAATTGCTGAGTTGGTTTCAACTAAGCCTAAGTCAATGACTGTCGTTTCTGGCTACAACTCTTTGACACTATAAGGAGATAAAGAAATGGCATTAGCACTCAATAAAATCATACTTGCAAACTCAACCAGCAACACTGCTGGTGCGTATTTGCAAACCACAACTATTACGTCACAAGACACAAATACTGCTAACACAGCTGTAACTGCTGGTATGTATTTGTTGTTCCCTGCTAACGTGACTGTTCAGGCTTATAACGGTTCTGCTTGGGCGAACTTAATTGCTGCCAACACTGGTGGTGTTTTGTTCTCTGACGGTAAGAACGTTCGCTTCTTGAACGGTACTGGTAGCAACGTAACAGTGACATTGTTGACAGTAAATGGTGGCGAAGCAGCTACCGGTCAATACAACAGCTAAGAGGTGAATTATGGCGAATTTTAGTCACGTTGGTTCAAATACTCCTGACCAGTTCAGCAGCTACAAAATTATGACAGTTAACAACGCTAATTTAGCGGCAACTGGCAATGCAGTAGCTACTTTGAATTTGTTGCAGGGAACCAAGTATATTATTCGCCGTATCACTGTTAGTGACGCAAACAAGGACATTAGCACAGCTAACGTAACTATCATTACTTCAAGTGATGGTAATACGTCTAACGCTGTGTCTAATAACGTTGTATTGTCCAACGTATCAGCAGCAACCACTAAATTCCAAGATGTAGGTTTGGCGACAGCAGCTTTGACTACTGTTTACTCAGCTACAGCTTTGTATGTAAAAGTGAATACTGCTGTATCAGGTGGCACTTGCGATATTAACGTTTACGGCGACATAGTAACTTTGTAATGATTTACGTTACTAACAAAGGCGATAGCGAATTTGTTGCTGAGTACGCATACAAGAAGTATGTGTTCCCAGCAGGGGAAACAGTTGCTATTCCTTTGCCTGTAGCTGAATTTATTTTTGGGTATGGCATAGATGATAAATATGCCATGCTGGTCCGTAACGGATGGCTTAAATTTAGTAACCAATTAGACGAAGCAATGAATAATTTGGCTAAATTTAGTTTTTCCTTGACCGAACCAGAAAAGAATCACAATTCCCCGGTGATTGAGCGAGTAGTCCCCATGCCTCCTAATCGTGGAGGTAAGGGGGCAAAAGCCCGACAAGCGGCATAACTATGGATAAGATATGGCAACTCTTGGTGGTTACATTACGGAATGTAGAAGGCTTCTCCATGATGCCAATGGGAATTTCTGGACTGACCCAGAATTAACAGACTACATTAATGCTGCACGTCAACGTGTAGTGAGAGATACTGGCTGCTTGCGTGAGCTACAGTCTTTTACCGCCAATACGAATCAAGAAGTTTATTCATTTGCTACGGACTTACCTAAAGGCAATAGAACTTTAGATGTTCTAAATATTAACTTGTATTGGGGAAATGCAAGGACACCGTTACGCTACTTAGCGTGGACAGATTTCAACGCTCAATTACGTTATTGGCAAAACTATATTGGCGTACCAATTGCTTATTCGCAATATGGTCAGAACAAGTTTTACATTCAACCGGTTCCTCAACAACAATATCAGTGTGAGGCTGACACGGTTATTTTGCCATTAGATTTGACTTCTTCTACAGACGTAGACGAAATTATAGACCCTTACACAACGCCTGTAGCTTATTACGCTTGCTACAAAGCCAAGTATAAGGAGCAGTCGTTTGGGGAAGCCGAGATATTTAAGCAGGAATACTTGAAGCACGTACAAGCGGCTCTTACTAGTGTATTTACTCGTAGGATGCCTACCCCTTACTCTACTCCTTATTAATTATGGCTTCTAGTCCAGAACAGAAAAAGTCATACCACGTCTCTAAAGACTTCAAAGGAGTCAACACCAAGGCTAACCGTACAGCTATTGGTGAGGACGAGTTTTCTTGGCTAGAAAATGCCATGCCTATTGGTTTTGGTAACCTCAAGATTACTAACAACTATAGCGATGTAAAAATCAGTAACGCAGCTGTTACTTGGGCTAATACAGTTACTTATTTTTCTAATGCCAATATTGGTGTTAGTGATTACGTTTTAGCCTTTGAGGAAGATGGTCGTGCAGAGTATTACAACATTACGTCTGGTACTAAGGGTAATGTAGCTATTGCTGGAACATTCTCTAATGCTGGCGTACAAGTTAGCCAATGGGAAAATCAACGTGTTTTAATTATTGACCCAGTAAAAGGTTACTTTACATGGGATGGTAACAACACGGTATCTATTGGTTCTATTAGCAAAATCACTATTACTAATGCTGGAACTGGTTATACAACTGCTCCTAACGTAACCATTTCTGCAACACAGCAAACAGGGGGTGTTAATGCGACAGCAACTTGCACGGTGGCTAATGGCTCAATTCAGACAGTCACAATTACAGATGCCGGTACGGGCTATACTAACGCTAGTAATGTCACTGTTACCTTTAGTGGTGGCGGTGGCGCTAACGCTGCTGCTAACGTAACCGTTATTAGTCAGCCGGGAACTGCTATTCAGTCGTTCTCAGGAAGGGTATGGATAGCCAATGGACGAACTATTTACTACACTGCTGCTGGTTCTTATTATGACTTTACTAGTATTTCTGCTGGTAACGTCATCCTCACGGACGCAACGTTACACGGAAACATCCAGCAGCTCTTATCAGCCAACAACTTTTTATACATTTTTGGCGATGATAGTATTAACGTATTCAGTGATGTTAGGGTTAATACTAGTGGTGTAACCTTATTTACAAACACCAACGTGTCAGCTTCTGTTGGTTCACGCTTGAAATACGCTATTTTCCCGTATTTCCGTTCTGTTTTGTTTATGAACGATTACGGTGTGTATGCTTTAGTAGGTGCTACAACTTCTAAGTTATCAGACCCGTTAGATGGGGTTTTCCCTTATATTGATTTTACTAAGCCAGTGTATGCCGGTCAGGTGCTTATTAATAACATTTTGTGCGCTTGCTTTAACTTTTATTACACAGGTGTTGGTCCATATCCTAATGGCACGCCGTATAACAACTATATTCAAGCTGTTTTTTTTGAGAAAAAATGGTTCTTTACTAATCAATTAGACACAGTTAAATATATAACTTCTGTGCCGGTAGCTGGTCGTATTAATTTATATGGCTCAGATAGTTCTAATTTAGTGCGTTTTTATGTTGATTCTAGCTCTAACATATCATCCATTATTCAGACGGCTCTCAATGCTATGGGAGACCCTATTCGCACTAAACAGGCTACTAAAATTGGTGTAGAAGCAACGGTTAATGGAGAGACCACATTTAACATTCAAGTGGACTCTGAAACGGCTCTTGGAAGCACGATAACATTGAGTAATAACATTACTTGGTATAACCTATCAGGTGTAACAATACCTTGGAAAAATAACTCAAGTGCCATTATTCCTTGGGTAAACGGACCGGGGTATTCGCTGTATAAAAATGATGCACAACAATTTGGTAAGTATTTGGGTATGACGGTGACTTCTAATAATCCCGGATACACGCTCAATACTTTTGAATATGAACATGAATTAAGAGTGAGGTTCTAAATGTCTAATAAACCGGTCACGATACCTAATACGTTTGCCTCTGCAACGTCAGCTATTCCGCTTTCTCAATTGGATGCGGATTTTACGTCTTTAGCCAATGTAACTAATGACTTGATTACATATTCTAACTATGTAGCAGACACTGGCGTTGCCGATGCTTATATTGCTAACTTTGCTAGTGGTATCAATACATCTTCTTTAACAGCTGGTTTATTAGTTCAATTTAAAGCTGGAAATGCTAATACTGGTACTTCTACATTGGCTGTTAAGGTAAATGGCACAGCGGTAGGTACAGCTACTATCAAGTATGCGGATGGTACTAATTTAGCGGCTGGTGCAATTGCTGCTGGTGCTATTGTGACTGTTCAATATGACGGCACTAATTTTCAGTTAATGAATG